TTCGCTGCACCTTTGTATTTCTCAAATGTCCTCATACCGCCGAGGCCTAAAAGACTAAGCACTAGGGTCATGAGTTGTTCCGCCTGTAACTGCGGGAGTTCTGCGGGTAGCTTTAAGTATGCGTTAATTAGACCTGCGAATGGTAAGATCAGGAACTGATACCCCAAGCCAAGGGCAGCGACCCAGCCGATAGCTGGACGCCACCCAGCCACAAACACTGAGCGATGCTTGGCACCTTCAATGTTTGCGACTGCTTGGAGAATGTGAGGTTGTTGCATGAGTGTTGCTAGTTTTAACTTAGCAGCCTCACGCTCTTCATCACTTGTGAATAGTTCGTCTAAACCTTTAGCAAGCCCATCGACAATACCGCCGAGTGGGTTGAGGTTCATTGGTTCACCTTAGTTTGTTGTAGCGTCCTGTAGTAATAGTAACTCTAGGCGCTGAATTGACAGGCGCATATCTTGGATAGCCTGTTTGTCTGCGTGGCTGACCTGCATATTACCTACAGCGAGGGACAGGTCATGTGTGGTCTTTAAGTTCCAACCAGCAAGAGCAATGATTAAGGCCATCAGACCTGTGAGTATTTGCTTTTCCATACTTCACCTTTCTGGGCGCTGTGCCATTTTCTCTACGCTTTCACGGATTGCTTTAATGTTTTCATCAATACGAGCCATTGCAATTGCTTGGCTCTGTACCATGTTCTCAACCTTCGACACCCGCTCAGAGAAAGCTATAAGTTTCTCAGTATTCTGCTGAATGTCCGCCATCATCATGGAAACTGTCCAGACAATGGCGGCTGCTTGTGTAATAAGGCCGAGAAGAAGAGTTGCGGGGACGCTTTTGGATAAGTGCCAACCTTCTTCTCTTGTGGGCATCATTCAGGCTTAGTCGGCCATGTGATGTCAGTTGGGAAGCCAGCTTGATCTGTGATGTCACGGAGAGCCTGACGGTATGCTGTCTGCTCTGCGGTCATCGTGCGGTCTGAGGTAGCCCACCAGTCTGTTTCTGCCAGAAGGGCGTTACGTTTTTCCCTTTCCTCTTTTTCATGCCCTTTGAAAGCAGTCGATAAAGAGAAATCAACTCCATCATAATCGTATTTGTAAATACTAAAGTCATCTGGCACATCAGGGTTATTGTACACTGTAATGTTATCTTCTGTGCAGTTGGCGAAAAAGGTATTTTCGCAGTACAGTAAACCATCTACGAATGAGTGTTCTTCATTTCCATAGTAGACACAACGATTGTTTAACGTGATAATTTTCATTTACACACCTATTTGACGTAAAGTTCAGAAGAAGATAATGCGAGAAACTGAGCGCCAGCGGCAGACTGTGCTTCTATAAAGTTACCCGTTGCTACATCAACATTAAACGGGGTTCCGGCAGTGTAGCCAGACAACCCAGATACAGTCCCTCCAGCTACAGCTATTTTACCAGTACTCCCCGCCGATATGTTCTCTTTTGCAATACCTAAAAAGGAGTTATTAACAAAATCGCCAACATTGGCAGTTATAAACTCTACATAAGAAGTGCCGTTTGTAAGTCCATCAAATTGCGCAATAACCTGTCCTCCTGAAAAACCTGCAGGTTGACTTGACTGAGAAGAAAAATCAAGTGAAGACAGACTTATAGCGTCACCTGATTTAGATAGCGTATTAGTGGCTCTGTCATATTTTACTTTTATTAAGTCTCTGTAATCCGTCACATAAAACCCATCAAAGTTAGGTACTATTGCCAGTCTTTGTGTGGGATAGGTTTGGAGACCCGATGCAAGTGAAATGCTAACTCGGGAAATAGTATTGTTAGCTGCAACTCGATACCCTGAGTTAATATATCTACTTACAAAAGTATCTGAACTAATCCACTTGACCTTATTACGGTCATCTCCAGATATATCAGTGTTGCTGCCAAGATTAGTGTCTGTATATGACAAAGTTGTACCAGACTTTGTACCAACTCTGGCCCTAGAGCTATAACTGTTATCGTGCCAAGCGATTACAAACTTTTGAGTTGCGGGGTGTACCGCTACACCGGGAATATACGAGGTTCCAAGGGAACCCAGACTGTTAGTGCTGTAAGACACATTCCTTCCAGATGCCTGACAGACCGCATAGCCAACTGCGTATTGGCCGGTGTACTGAGAGTAAGTGACTATAAAGACCCCATCACTGAAGGCCGCTATTCTACTACCATTTAGAAAAGGTTCTTGGGGGGTCTGTGTAGCTAGTGTAACTTCTGAACCTAAAGAAACGGTGTTGGTTCCTGTAATTTCGGCGATACGAACTCGTGTGCCATACCAGCCACTGCTAAAGCGGCTGTAGAAAAAGGCAAACTTGTTGTTTCCGATGTAAACACCATCAACATGACCGTTCTGCCCTAAGCCGCCGATGTTATTGGTTGAACCCCAAGTTATACTTCTGTCTGCATTAACTACACCCGCTGTAAGACGAAGTGTATTATACGCATTACCAGCACTTTGGAAGTATAAGGACAGAACCTTTGATCCGTCATCGTTCAAAATAATTTGATTTGTATCGCCGCCGTAGTTATTGTTACCAAAGGATAGGACGCCAGATGTAGTTTCGTGTTGGACAATGTCAGCTAAAGCTGTAATTGGCTGAATCCCTCCAGTGGGGTTAACACCGACAGCATCTCCTAATGTCGTAGCCTTAGTGGCAGTAAGCTCCAGTTCACCCCCGCCGCCTACACCCGCAGCACCAATCGCCGCAGCTGTAGTCGCATCAACAGACGCAATGTTTTTAAGCGCACGAGAGCTACTGACAACCTCAGAGCCGCCCACGTTGAGCGATGTAATGTTAGGTGAAGCTGTCAGGTTAACCGTGACAGAGCCACTAGAACCACCACCCGTTAAGTTTGTACCAGCTGTGACGTTTGTAATGTCGCCCACATTGGTGGTGTAACCCGCACCGTTGGTAAGCTGGTTGTTGTTCGTGATGTAGTTGGCATTGGTTGCACCAGTGTAGCCCAGATTTGCTAGCGTAAGTGTATGTGACCCAATGCCTGTAACGTGGCCATATGTATCCAGAGTTACATCTTGGACAACTGTTGCACCCGAGTTGTTTACACTGACTTGGGACGATGTGTCTGAGTGGCTCAGGGTAACATTCCCAGTTCCACCACCAGACAAGCCTGAACCTGCAGTAATTGTCTGGTCATCCTTAGCGTTAGCCTCAATAGCGTTCAGCTTATTATGGTCAGCGTCAGTGAAGACATTGCTATCTGTAGCCGCCTCAACCAATGAGCGAATTTCAGATGCCGTTTGGTCACCTGTCGCACCTGCCTCGATACCTGCAAGTTTAGTTTCTTCAGCAGTTGTGTAGGATGCTGTAGTGTTCTGAAGGATAGCTGAGAACGCTTGTACGTTAGTTCCAATGACTAAGCCAAGGTTAGTTCTTGAAGCAGCAGCGTCAGCAACGTCAGACAGGTTATTAGCACCAAACATAGCACCAGATAGAGAAGCATATGCAGCAACCCAAAGGCTACCATCATACACCTTCATAATGTCGTCAGTCGTATTGAAGTATAAACTTCCTGAAATCAATGGGTTACCATCGTTATCTGTGGTAGGGTCCGCAGCCTTCTGGCCTAGATAGCGGTCATCGAAACTATCCAAAGCCTCTAGTGCAGCATCTTTAGATGCCTGAGCAGATGATGCAGATGATGCAGCAGACGTTGCCGATGCTGCCGCCTCGCCAGCTTTGGTTGTCGCCGTGCCAGCTTGTGTGGTTGCCGTGGATGCGCTTGTGGCTGCATTTGTTTCGCTTGTAGCAGCTGCGGTTTCGCTTGCGGATGCAGCGTCCCGTGCAGCTTCACTAGCTGTCTGTGCTACTTGCGATGCGTCTTTAGCCACAACAGATGCAGCCCGTGCAGTCTCCGATGCGGAGCTAGCAGCCAATGCAGTATCTTTGTAGGACAGCGCATTGCTCTCAGATGTAGAAGCAGCGGCAGCTTTAGTTGTTGCAACTGCAGCTTGAGCCAAAGCTATGCCAGCATCTGTAGAAGCTTCAGAAGCCTTCTGGGTAGCTGTAGCTGCCTGAGAGGAAGCTGTGGTAGCCGATTGAGAAGCTTCAGAAGCCTTAGTTGTTGCTGTAGTAGCGGCAGTTTGCGCTGAGTTCTTGTAGGCTAATGCCAGTGCCTCAGATGCATCTGTGTCTGTACGAGCCTGTTGGGCAGCGTTCTGTGACGCCAAGGCAGCTGCAGCACTTGCTGAACTTTCAGTAGCTTTAGTTGTTGAGATGGTCGCCTGCGCACTCGCGGTGTTGGCTGATACAACAGCCTCTGCAGCTTTAGTAGTTGCTGTTGCAGCGTTAGTATCTGCAAGCAGGACTTCAGCCATGTTATTAGCTACTGAAGTAACGTCAGCACCCCGAGAGGCTACGTTAGTTACGTCAGCTGCAATACCGGCGACTGTATTAACGTCAGCAATGTTGTTGTCTATTGTTGTCTTAGCAACATTGGCGATGTCTTTACTTTCTTCAGCAATCAGCCGGTTCTGTTGGTGCGCAAGATCGAGGTCACCCTCAAAGAGCGTAGAGCCATCTGTAAAGTCAACCAAAGCGCCTACTGGTGTAGTACGCTGTATTTGTAGTTTAGACCCAGCTGTTGGTGCTGTGGTCATTCGTAGTGTCGAACTATTCAAAAATGTGAAGGCGCTAGTAGCTGTACCATCGATGGTAACCACAACGTGTGCTTCACTGATATATGTGAACGGAATTTGAAATTCTGTTGTCGATCCGTCTGCGACATAATTTACAATGGATGACATCCATATCTCCTAAAAGAAGTAGACCCCTCCGAAGAGGGGCCTGTTGTGGTTTAATCTATTTGACTTAGGTCAAGTTCGGGACGATCTACGTCTTTCCCGCGCTTAGTAGCTCTTTTGAAACGATCATACTCTCTCACTTGTTCCCGAATTACTGGGAACTCACGCTGGAGTTGACGATACGCTCTGTCTCTAAACTTCTTCATTCTACGGTTTAGCATGAATGTCCTGTGGCTTTCGCCGGGAGCTACATCACCGTAGTCGTTTCCATCTTTATTATAGCTAGTCTTCTTAATTTCCCGAGCTAAGGTTTGCTCTAGGTTCCGACCGCCTATAGAGATAGAACCCATAAGCTGGTTCCACCGTTGGTATTGTTCGCCTGTGAGTTTAACCCCACCGCCTACTGTCCTTCGAGCGCCTTCAAATTTAAATCCAAGCTTTCGGAACTCTGTAGCCACCAAGGCAGCATCAGTCTCTATCTCTTCAAGACCCTTTGTAGTGATGTGGAACAATGGACCAGCGGTCTCTGGAGTATTCTTTGGTTTACCTGTTAGCCAATCATATTGAATTGGTAAGGAGCCACGTTGAATACCTGTACTCTTGCGGAGCCTATCCATGACTGTACGGACTTCGCGGGTATACTCATCGTTAAGATTTCCAACTTGGTTTGTGAAACCAGAGTAAGGCATCAGAGAGGCCAAACGCTGTTTAAATAAGTTTGCGACTTCCCAAGGACTGTCTTTGGAATCTAAGATTGATACAGTGTCTGCAATACCCTGTAAGTAGGTCTTTGATACAATGTTGTTACCAACGGCTGCTACAAACATCGAAGTCATATCAGTCCAAGTTGTATCGTCCATCGAACCAATTTGTACCATTTCCTTCATGTCACCGATGATGCCAAACGCAGTAGTCCAAGGGTCCATACGGGCATAACTTACCCAGTAAGGTTTTTCCTTAGTACCTACGTTGACTGAGTAGGGCTGCCAATCAGGACTGTCACGCCACAGTTTAGCAAGCTTAGGGTCTGTCGGACCACCGCCGGTAATACGGTCATCCCAAGCAAGAACACTCAAGGTTCCGTATATTGCTGTACCTACAGCCATCTTACCTTTTGCTTGAGCAACTCGAGTAGGGTCACCTGAATTTAAATCAGCTTTATATTGTTTCCGCAGCATATTTAGTAGTGGTGTACGGTCCCAAGCTTGTCCCATAATGTTCATTGGTGTTTGAATGAAAGGAGTAATCTGGCGAAGCAATGGATGCTTGTTTGCCAAATCTTGGAACGATTTTGCAATGATGGAATTGTCTTGTGTCAGCTTCGTAGTAAACGTAGCTTCCCTTGCTTCGTTGAGAGCCATCTCTGCATATTTGTTGCCAGATTTATAGGAACCAACATATTGGTCGATGAAGTTCTTCTTCAATTCTTCATCATCAGCTATTTTACCTAGCGCCACAGTTTCCTGCCACTTCTGTTCAGCATCAATCTTAGTATTGAATGCGTTCTCAAAGTTACCAGCAATCCACTCTTCTCTCGAAGCATACCCAGCTTTCTGGATATCCTTCATCGACATAAAGGCAACGTCAGTAGATAGTCTTGCCTGAAGTGCTGATCGGTAAGCGAGTTGCTTAAAGAATTCATCTTCAGACCCCAACAGGCGAGAGGGTACAGTAAGTATCTTACCTAAAATATCAACAGTCGTACCTCCACCGATATACTCTGAAGATATAGCGCGGGTTGTTGATTGACTGGCGTTCTCAATCTTTACTGAGTCATCCAGCACAGGCTTCATGTTGTAGCCAGATTTAGCTGCTAGTTTAAGAGCATCCTTAAAATAGTAGGCCATGTACTTATATGTACGCAGAGCTTCTTTAGCTTGCTGCGTATCACCATTGAGAAGCGCACCAATTGCTCTTTCACCGGGCCTAGCAAGCACGTTGAAAGTGTTCGAGGTAATGTTGAGAGCATGTGTTGTTGGACCAGATAGAATAGAGTTAATCCAGAATTCATTTAGAACCCGTAACCCTTTACGCTCTACAGCTTTCTTCACAGTCTTAGCCATGAGTTTCTCATCAGTAACCTTGGAGAGTTCCGCTGCTAAACTACGGATACGTTTAGAACCACCGAAAGCTGAGATAGCCTCAAGAGTGCCGCCCTCCAGTGTATCGCTTGTGACGATACGACCAGCTTGGGTTGCTCTAGCTGCGGCTGTCTGTAGACCCTTTACGTTGGCCTGAACTTCCATGTGCATCTGCATGAGGTCAATAAGCCTTGCCTCCATAGCATCAGATATTGAGCCATCCTCTTGGGCTTTCACTAAGCGTTTAGACCATATGTTAATCTCACGGGCAGTTGATTGCATGGCCATTTTACCGGCTACAATACGCGCCGCTGTATCCCGTGTCATAGTTTCAGCAATGTTTAACTCACGGATGATCTTGTTTACATCAGTCCCTGTGCTTTCGGCTGTATACTGTAAAGCCTTACGGACGGTTGTAGCGTTGGTCTGAGGCTTATCCAGCCCCATTGCTTTCATACCTTTTGATGATTTCAGAACATCTTCAAATTCGTTAATGATCTTCAAGGCATCTACAGGACCGTCCATTCTACCAAGATTGAAGCCACTGCTTCCATCAATTACGACATTAGCAATATCCATGTCTGTGGTATCTGCGGCCCGTTGCAGGGCTGCGAACATCTTGTCCCGATCAATTACAGCAATCTTTGCTTTAGGTTTGATTGTCACAGCTGCCCGTTGATCTGCAAGAGACTGCTGGACAGCGTTAGGAGCTATAGGTTGATCGACTTCGATCTGTGTCTGAGGCTCTGGTGAGCGAACAGCCGCTGGGCCATCCACATCAAGTTGAGGTTCTTCCAAGGCCTCTGGAGCTTCCCGAGGGGCTTCCACTGGCTCAACTCTTGGAGGGGATATCTCCACAAACGTACTATCTTCAAGCTTGTACACAGCTCCGTCAGGGGTTTCAAACGTACCATCTGGTCGAGAAACCATACCATCGATTGTGTCTCTTTTATCAGCCTCGATAGCATCGTTGACTTCTGCGTGAGCTTCGTCAAGTTGTGCTGCCGTTTCATCTGAGACTTGGCCGAGGCTTTCAATCTCAGTATTAGCTTTCCTACCTAGACCTATCAGCTTTGCTGCGCCGGTTACTAATCGAAGGGTTGTTTCTGCCACACCACCGATTACGCCACCCTCAACTGCATTCTTTGCTCTATTGGTCCACTCAGGATCGTCAGGATCAATCATCAATGCCTGTGTTAATGGGTTTGATAGGTGTGGATATTCTTCTTCAAAGAATGTTGATAGGTTACCTTCGAAGGCGTCAAACATTGTAGCATCTACAACACCACCCTTGAGCATCGATCCTACAAAAGTCTTGCCGCCACCTAACGCAAAGAAACCTGTCATGAATTGTGATATGCCTTCTGAGGCAGACCCAATCATGCTATCAGATTTTGCAAGTGTAGTTGTTAAGTCTGGACCCCCAGCATCAGCGATGTTCTTGAGAGCTACGTCTACGTTAAGGTCTGGACGGTCGGACACCTCTGAGATGTCGATACCCATGTCTTCATAATTTTTACGCTGCTCAAGCCATGCCATGTCCAACTCTTTTTGAGAGAAGGGTGCGCCACGGGCTTCAGCCTTTTTATCCATGAAGTCGTTAAAGTTTGTGTCAAACTCTTCAGGTGTGACCGAGTTAACCCCGTTCACAGTTTCACGAAGCTCGGCACCAGCGTTTAATGCACCTCGAACAACGCCCACAGCAACATCTTGAACTGTATCGATGGCCTGCGCAAAGAAGCTTTGCTGCTCTTCCGGTGCGGGCGCTGGGGGTTGTTCAGTTCTTCTGTTGACGCCAAGAGCGTCAAAATAAGCCTCTTCACCGTACTGAGCTTTAAAATCGTCAGGGCTGATTAGACCTAATCTTACGTTTTGTATGTCTTGTTCCATTTAGGTCTATTCCCCTGA